ATAGGCGAGACGGGATAAGCGTTCTCAGCTTCAAGCGCGCTGAGCACAACCTGATCGCCGTTAGCATCTAGGATCGGATCACCGGCTGCGTGAAGCACTACGCCGGTCTCATCGAGCACGTCTGCGTCATAAGTCTGTGGGCCAGCAACCTTGCCAGCGTTGACTACGGTGTACTGGTGCATCCGCAGCGCCTTGGCAGTGCCACGCAAGCCAAGCTCTACAATCGGCACCTTTTTGTTCAGCACAGCGTCAGTCGGGCTGGCGTTGTCCATGAGCATCGGTGCGCCCATGAACAGCACTCGGGTTTGCAAGTCGGCTAGAAACTCTTGTTCAGTCATTGGGATCACCTATTAAGCGTGGGTGACTGTTACATCAGCATTAGAGGTAATGGTCTGGCCATTCGCGACTACCAAGTTGTCGATCACGATGTCACCGCCACCCCCGGTTGCGCTAACAGTCAGCCCGGTCGCTAGATCAGCACCGCCACTGGCGCGAATGCGGGCGCCGTCTACAGTGCCGCCAGCGGAAGCGGTGCTGCTAGTCCCGGAGGCCAATACTGTCCAGACATCGCCGGTCACTGATCCGCCACTAGCGCCAAGATCGAAGCTGACAACAACGGAAGCGCCATCAAGTAGCTCCAACGTCCCATTAGCCGCGTCAGCGCGTGTGGCATCCATACGGCTGTTTTTAACCGTAGCTGTGTAATTAACGGGCATGATTTGCCTCCTTCAATAGAATTTTGTGTCGGGGCTCGCGAGCAATAGCCATTACTGGTCATCCTCTTTCTTGTTCACGAGCTTGTACTTCTCCTCGAGGCGGTCGATGCGAACCTCGAGAGGCTTGATGTAGGCCATGTGCAAGATCAGCCCGAGAGCCCCGAGGAAGGTAGCGCCCGCGCCTAGCCAGGCAGGCCAGTTCACCGGCCTCTCCATTCGGTCGATCACCCGGTCGAGCTTTTCATCGAGCGCTTCAATCTTCTCGGTCATTCTCAGCTCGTGGTGATCCATGAGGGTCGCGTATGCCTCAGACTGGGAGTTGACCGTCCCCTCTAGATGAGCAAGACGGCGCTCTATTGATATCCGGCCTTCACCGCCTAAAAAATCCTCTTTCATCTGGGAGCACCGAACGCCTCGGGCGGTATCCGGTCGTCGCCCTCGGGGTAGTTGTCCAAAAACCAATTAAGCATGATGACGTTGCAGTAAACGTGGCCGAGGTGGGGCAGTCCGCTCTCGGGGTCGATCTCCTCGCCGTGCAGGATTGCGTACAAATGACGAAGGGCGCAGCCGATTGGGATTGACCATTTCATGCCTTTCACCCAGTTGTACGGGGCGTACTTCTCCGCCCCGTACTCAAAAACCCGTGCAGCGGTCACCAGTTGCGAAGGCTCAAGCACAAACGAAGTCATAACCCTGCGCTCTTGCACGTCGGCCAGCCACGTCAGAATCACCGAAATATCAGTTGTCCAGTTTTCGCTCTCTCTGAAAGCCATCTGCCAATAGCGCACCGGAACGAGATCGAGTGGTACCTTGCCATCGTTAAAACGGGCACCCGAGCCGCGTTCGTTACTGTTCACATCACCCACTGACATGCTGTATTCGCCTTGCGATCCTTTCTGAAAAACGGTGGAGCCCGGCAGCGAAGAAGCGGCGGACGACGTAGCCCCTGACGACGGAAAGCACGGTGTAGACGCTGGTGACGCCAAGGTTGGTTGCGAGGTCATACGGAAGCCCGAACGCCTTAGCGACGAAAGGCCAACTAGCCGATGAAACCAGGAACCCGATAGCAACATTCGTACAAACCTCTACGAGCGAAACCAGGCGCGTTTGCTGGCTCACCCGCGGCAGTTCTGCACGTAGATCGTGTAGCCCGGGTCAAAGCTGGGCGCAATGACGCCATCGTTCACTGCCTCGTACCAAGCGCACCACTCATCCGAACCTTTATCCTCGGGCTCTACCAGCTCGCCCGTTACCGGCTCGACCTCCTTCAGCTCGTACAAAGGTGCGTCACTGACGTACACCTGAGACCCTGTCGGAACGTAAACAACGGTACCGTCATCAAACGTGATAGCGGTTTCCGAGAATGCCTTGCCTGACATCACAAGGATCAGGACTGCGAAAATCGTCCATGCCGCTATCTCGATCAATTCGTCTAGTGCCTTCATGGTTTGCCTCCGAATGCAGATTTGAGCCCCTTGCCTGCCTGCTCCAGCAGTTGAGGTGCGAAGTAGAACCCGAGAATCCACGTGATCGGGTTCTCCAAAAGATGCAGCCGCTCATCAATCAAGGCGGCAGACTGATTCAGCTCTACAGCCACCCCGGTCATCCATACAGCAGCCACTGACAGCAACGTGGCGAGCATCAGCAAGGACAAAAATACGCCCGTGAACATAAACGCTAGAACGCGCCGTGCGAGCCGCGACGGAGAGGTAGCCTCAAGCCAAGTGAGCATGAACTTCTGGCCCTCCCGGCGAGCTTCAGCCGCCTTCTCGGCCTGCTCTTCTTTGGTATAGAACGCCTCATCTACCACCCGGCCAACGGTGTCGATGGTCTTCTCGACCACCTCATCGGCGCCAAAAATTCGACCCCAGATGCTCATGCCCCGCACCCCCTAAGCAACAGGTAAATAAGAAAAAGAGGCGTCACCGCCCCAACAGCGAGGAATAAAACAAGCGTCTCCCCAATAAGAGAGACCAGCTTCTCAGTCGTCTTTTGACGCTTCATCTATCAGCCTCTCTACCGTGTCATCGCCGCCCAGGTCATCGAGCCCCAAGGGCCACGTGACCTCGACATACGCATCGCACTCAGGACACTGCAAACTTGAGCGAACCACCTCTCTCCCAAAAAGCCCCAGGCCATGCTCGCTGACGTGAACCAAGTCCGCCGCCATGCAGCAGGGGCAGAGAGCCGAGACGATCATGCCTCTCTCCTCGCCATCCGGATGTCGCAGCGATACCGCTCCACCTCGCCAAACTGCTTATCCATCACGATGGCGTACATATCTCTACCGCTCCGATACCCCGACGCAGAGTGCCAGGCATCCTGCGCTGCTAATGTTCTGAAACTCTCCACCATGCAGCCTCGAAGCTCGTGCTTCTGCACATGGTGAATGTGGCCCGTAAACCAGTACCGGTGGTCCGTGCTGCCCCAGCCTTCCGGGCAGTCAACCGCCATGATCTCTGCCAGGTCGCGCATCTTCACGGTGTCACCGTGAGTCGCTGCCATCAGCACACGGCCAAACTGGATGTAGTGGTACTTCCGCACTGTTGGGTGAACCTTCACCCGTGGCTCATTGTGGAAGTACGCCCCCAGGAACGCGCTCAGCATCACCGACGAATGGTCGTCGTGATTGCCGATGCAGTTGATAACCTCAACCTCCTGGTGCTTGGACAAGGCCATCGTGACCAAGTCCACCATCACCATGCACCCCACCTGCAACACCTTCGGCCAACGGCCATCCGTGTCGAGCTTGTGCTTCGACCTGCTCGTCTCCCCCGCGTAGTTGTCCGCGTGGAAGAAGTCGCCCAGGTTCAATATGAGTGCCCGCTCGGTCTTGGGGGCGACCTTGACCAAGCGGCTCATAGCGCTCAGTAGGTCGTCGCGGGCGATGTCCGTATCAAAGTCCTCACCGGTCTCCTCGTGCCACGCATACATGCCGATGTGTGGGTCCCCCATTGGGTAGACCACCATCTGGTCAGGCAGCGCTTTAGCTGGCGCCTTGCGAGGCCGTGCGGCTCCTTTGAAGTCAGACATTGATTCGAAGATGGCGTCGTGCAGCGCCTTTAAACGCTGCTCTTGATCCAACTGGGTCTTGACCCACTGTTGGACGACCTTGCCCTCTTCGTCGTAAAGCGTTGATGTGCCCTTAACCGCAAACCCTTTGGGCGCGGCGTGAACCATGTCGTGCTCTGGGCTGTACCCCTGCTGCGCGGCCCGCTCTCGGATCTTCGCCAAAGCGCGGGTCAGTGTGCGCGGGTTGATGCCCATAGCCGCGGCTGCGCTCCTCATGGAGCCGTTCTTGTGCAACGCCTCGAGAATAGCCATCTGGTTCGCGCTCTCCGCGAACTCCTTCAGAGCCAAGTACTCACTCATCGAAAACGTCTACCGCTGAAGCGATCCACGCGACCGTCGGGCAAAGACTTAATCACTGGTGCCGTCCCTCAGTCGTCGAGCCACGTCTTCTGCCCTGTTAGGCGTTTGACGAGCCCATCTAGAGTCCAATGCCTCAGCGTAGGCCCTGTCCCACTGACCCATGCGTACAGCGTGGAGCATGTTGCGGAACCCCAAAAGACCGTTCACGCCAAGCTGAAACGCCATTTCAATGAGGCACTCTTGCCGGGGCCGGTCTAGCTCCAGGAACCACGGGAAGTCGGCCAGGTCTTCGTAGACCGCCGCGATATCGTTTTCCAGTAGGAACGTGGCTTCTAACTCACTGATTCCATTGGACATTCCGGGCTCCACTAGGCGCCCGTATCCGATAGTCAGGTAGCCCAGTGAGTCGCGGTAGGGGTGGGCCCTGTAGCCCTCAAACTTTTTGAGTCGGTCGGTAAGAGTCATGTGTATGTATAGATATATGAATATAACTTTTCATACTCATAGGTGTGA